GGTTCAATATTAAATAAAGATCTTAGCGGCCACGAAATTTTATCCGTTGCCAAAATCCCCATTTTAATAGCTGCTACAGATACAACGTCTGAAATGACGTTAGTAATTGTTTTGTACATGCCTGCAGAACTTACAGCTGTTGCATTTGGACCCGTAATGTCTTCCGTTTGTCGGTTGCCATTAACGTCTGTTCCTACAATGCTAAATGTAAGCGCTCGCTCATCAGACGCAGATGTAATTGTAAACTTCATTGCAGGAATAACGCCGCCATAAGTCAGACCAGAAACATTTGTTCCTGCTACTGATTCCAACGTATAATTTGTTGTACCGACCGGGTTATTCGCTGCTGTTCCTAATCTATCAGCGTCAGTTGTTACTTGAAAATAGGTGTAGTCAACATGAAACTGTGCTCCGTTTACTAAAAACTGAGACGTTCTCACTTGGCTCGCACCGTTAGATTGAAATCTTCCAGTCGTTATTGGACCAGAAAAGTTTGTTTTTGCCATAATTATAATCCTCCTAGTTTATGTAGATCTAGTCTCTAGGCCGTCGACTATACGCGTCTAGATCTAATTAATAATTGTATAGTAATTTTTTTATAGCTTACTTTTGAGTAGAGTGCAAGGTATCCTTAGGAAAAAAATTGATTTTTGATAGCTCTTAAGTGGCTATCGAAACTTCGGCCTTGGCTTTTTCTATTTTGGTTTGAAGCGTTTGTTCTTCAAACTCTTTGGCAATGATCTCTTTAACAATTTCCTGAATTTTCTTGTCAATATAGGACATATTAATATTATATTTGCCCTCCTTCAGGTGTTCCTGTTGCCACTCTAACTCCAAGGACTTCTTTTGTATGTACAGGTCTTGGGTCATTTATAACCTCCTCATAGGTTATCCATTTACCAGTTTTACTGGTAAATCCATCTTTTTCGAACTTTACCTCATTTTTTCCTAGTTTGTCAAGGATTGAATTTTCTATATCTATAGCTGTATCCTTACAACTGACATTAAAGTCAGCATAATAGCCATGATATCGAATCTGTACTCGGAAGTTTTTCATAGTGAATTTATCTCTTTATAGTCGAAATGAGGCGGTTTTGAGGCCGCCTCACTTCTAATTTATTGCTTATACGCCTTGTACTCCGAAGATACCTCTATAGTCAGATACGCCAAAAACGTATCTTTCTCTAGCTTTGTATCTCACGTTGCCAGTATCGAAGTCGCCTTCCTTTGCAGTTGTCAATGGGGCACGATTGAACATTTTCATACCATTAGGTACGTCTGTAATAATATAAAATGCATCAGTATCAGTTAAGAAATTATTCACTCGATATCCTTGAGGAATCATTCCCATAGATTTAGTTGCATTGATATCATTATCAGCTGTTCCCACTCTGCCTTGAGATTTAAATAATCTTTCAGCAGTAAATTGAGTGTTAGAAGGAATGATCATTTTCACTCCTCTAGCAGCAATTTTAAGACCTCGTTCGTCAGTCATTGCAGCAATGTCTATTAAAGCTTGCTCCATTGACGTTTCATTAAGATCTGCCGCCGTTGCTAAAGTATTACTAAATACTCCTGCAATCGTTGGGTGCTCAGTACTAAATAAAGTTACAGCGTCTCCAGTTTTAAAGCTACCAGATGGTAGACCATTAATTAATGGATTGACTGCTTTTACTTCTTTAGCATTGCTCATAGATCTTGCTAAAGCTTTTGTATAACGAGAAGCAATTCTATCGTAGAGGTTATCTTCGATAGCTTCTTCTGTTATCGCAAATGCTAGAGCGATAGTCTCATTAGTGTAACGTGCTGTAAAAGTTTCTTGAGCTTCGTCATATGATATGCCTTGCCCTTCCGCCTTTACATCAGCATTCGCAAATCCTGATAACATAACTTCCTCTTCGAAAGCTCTGTCAGAAGATTCTTGAACGTATATTTCAGCATGTTGATTTTCATACCGCTTGTATTCCAGACCAAATAGTGCATTTAGGCCTGGCTCTAGTTCTTTAACTAGCTGTGCTCGTGATATTGCCATTTTCTATATACTCCTATTTATTATGATTGTAATTCAATCAGGTTTAGAACAACTACTACGGATGTGTAGATAGCAGTCATATCCGAATTTGACGGATCTTCTGCTAATCTTAACAATCGCCATGTGGCTGCGTCCGCACTTGTATCGTCGATATCTAAAGTAGCTGAAGACTTACCAGTAGTTGTACTACCAGCAGAGGCATTCATGTCATACGTTTCTAAATATCCAGCTTGTGCGAGCAACTTGTCGGTTGATACTACATATAATTGTTGTGGGTTATCGTATACGAAAGCAGTTATGTCCTCTGAATTCGCAGGGGTTACTTGTACATAATGGTTCGACCATGTCGGCTTCAAAGTTGTAGCCGCATTGTAGAAGATTCCATTTAGTACTCCCAAAGTAGGATTGTCTGCGGTCTGTTGACCTTCAGTGACGTACCCTGCTGCGGAAGAAACCTGCCCACCACTATATATTGTAGTAGCGTAATTTGCATCGATATAGTACTTACCTTGACCTGAAGTCGCTGGAGTTGATCCCAACGTTCCTGCCGCAATAAGTCCAAAACCTTGCGTGTTACTATTTGCCATAGTTTGTTACTCCTTGTTTACAGTTTTACCTGTAAACGGTTAATTTAAATCGATGATAGGGATTAACCCGAGAATAGTTAAAAAATTAACTTTTCTTTGTACCACCGAAGGTTACACGAGATTGCCTATTTACATCAATAGGCATACTCTTATGCTCTTCCTTCATTAAATCGTGTTCTACCGCTTCGTCCTGACCTTCAGCTTGACGCTGAAAATATTCAGTTCTTTGCTTCGCGATTTCTTCGGGTACCCTTGCGAGCACAAGGCCACCAACTCCAATCACTCCCTTGTATTTTCCTTCAGTGACTACGGGATAATCAGTATCCTTATATTCATCGGCTCTCACCAATTCATAACCAGATCTTAATCTTCCAGAGATATTTTTAGTGTCTTGAAACCCTAAACTCTCTGCCCGTATCCATCTGTGCCTGAATCCATCAGGTGCAGGGGGTGCATCTAGAGAAGATGGAGGAGTCCACACTTTTGGCCTTTCAGTTTCTTGCCGTGTTTGACTCGCACGTGAAGTTTTTGTATCTTCTTTTTTCATATTATGCTCCTTCCGTGAGTTTTATTTGTTTCGCATATTCTTCGAGTGGCACACCTAATTTTTTAGCTATTGCTACCTGTGATGATGTGAGTCTCACAGTTTTGCGTCCAGGTCTTACGCTTCTCTGTGCTGAAGCCACCGACTGTACGGGTTTGGACGTTTGCTCTATATCACCACCTTTAGCAAATTTATGAGGAAAGTCAACTTTTATTCTTTTATTAACTTCAGAATAATAATCGTCCGACTTAGGGTCGAATCCTTCATTTACAAGATCCTTGTGAATTTCAAAGGCAGTAAAGGTCATGGCTCGATCTTTGCCAAACCATGTGTTTTTACTAGCCCAAACTTCTGCTTGAGGATCAGGTTCCGGTAAACTTTGCGGAGTTTGCTGTGGTAATCTTCCACCGTCTGATAGTTGTACAGGTTCCTGTGCAACGGGTTTATTTGCTTTGGCTTGCTCTAATTTAGCATTATCAAAGGCTAATGTTGCAATCCGTTTATTAGCTTCAACTTGAGCTGCTGCATCTCCAGATTCAATAGCGCCTGCTAATTCTTTTTGAGCAGACTCCATTCCTGTTTTTACATTTTTCTCAAATCTAGACCAATAATCAGTATCCATTTTTTTAAATCGAGACTGATCTTGTTTTCTTTGTGATTCTAAAGCTTGAGCATATTCGATAGCAGCGCCTTCTCTACGTTCTGCTTCTCTCATTTTTCTTGTGAGTTTAGAAATACGTGATTGAACGCCTTTACTATATTCTTCAAGTTTAGTATCTTCTTCTTTTACTGGTTCTTCTTTTACTTCTTCTTTAACTTCTTTTACTGTTTCTTCGTCCTTGGTTTCTATTACTTGTTCTTTTACTTCTTCTTTTACTTCCTCCGGTAAAGTTACATCGACTTCAGGTCCTGAAGTATCTAAATCTACTTTTGGTTTTTCTTGTTTTATTTTATTTTCCTCTGGCATAGTTCCTTCCTATGTTAGTATTTGTGCAGGATATCCGTTGGATCCTGTACGGTTGCTAAAATTTCATCTTCATTTAAAAGACGAACTTCTCCACCTTCAATTTCTATACGTGATCCTGCATAACGAGCAAAGACCACCCAATCACCAACCTTGCACCACGGACCGTTTGGATATCTCTCTTTATCCTTATAACAAGCGTCTCCCATTGCAATTACATTTCCGCATTGCGATGCAACTTGTTGTCGGTCTATAGTTTCACCTCCTAGTAAGATTCCGCCTTTAGTTTTTTCATCCATTCTAAATGGTAAAACTAGCATTCTCCAACCAGTAGGTTTGGGTAATTTTGTTTTTTCTTTTGTAACTTCTTTTTGTTCTTCTGATCTTTTTAAACCAACTAAATCTTTATTTGGTAAGTGAATTTTTTGTGTTGATATCGACGACTGTTCCTTCATTTTGCTCCTTATCATTAAGCAGGTTAGAGATTTCCTGTTTAGTTGCCTCTAGGGCATTAATTTGTCCTATTATATACTTGTATGTTTCCATACTGTCAACCCCTCCGGACGTTACCGAGATTGCTAATTGGTGTATTCTTTTATCTAAATTTCTTTGAAGTTTATAGATTATGTTTTCTAAACTCATATTAAATCTTTATAATACTTCTCATAACTTTCATTTGAAACAGGTGCACCTGCTAAATCACTTTTAATATGTGATCCAATATATTTTTCCTTTGGAGGATATACAAAATCTACTTGAAACTTCTCAAAACCTTCAGGATGAATAGTTTTAGATTTACTTCCAAGAGGCTTTCTTGAATTCCCATTAAAGGGTCTATATCGTGGGTTTACCATTATTTTTTTATATCTTTACCTTTTGAAAGTCCTGATTTAGTAACTTTTTC